AGCTAGGTATCCTGAGCCTGTAACAGTTAATAAGATAGCGTATACCTAATGCCAAGGTTAACAACTCAGGCAGAAGAAAGTAATCCAAAAAGAAAAGGATATGATTTTCGTGTAGACAATCAGCTTTATAGAAGTGCTATTGGTCCTGGTAGAGAAATGACTATACAGTCATCAGATGTTGCAGATGCAGGTGTTAATGTAAGACAAAACCCTGAAGACTTTACATCTAACATAGGGCGAATATATTCAAGAAATGATTTTAGCGGTGGTTCTAATTTAGATAATGCACATAAAGCGAATGGTAATCCTAATGATGTAAGAAAGTTTTGGGATAGTCAAGGTGTTGATGTTTTTAATACAGATTTAGGTAAAGGGTACAATGTACAATTACTTCATACGACAGAAAAAGAACAAGCGTTATCATCTGCTGTAAGTCATATGGCAGTAGTCGGTACAAGAATATATGTATCTGATGATGAAACTTTATATAAATCAGATGATGGTGGTGATAACTGGAGTACAGTTACAGAAGGATTAACTGTAGGTTATCAAATAAAAGGTTTAGCTGCACATGGAGATTTACTTTACATCACTGCTAACAATGGTTCTGCAGGTGAAATAGAAACATTAACAAGTGATGGTACATCAACACAAAAAATGTCTGCTGCTGTTTATGATAAAATATTTTCTGTAAAAGGACAGTTTATAGTAAGCATAGGTAATGCTTTACACGCATATGATGGTAACACAACTGTAGGTTCAGCTATTGTCACATTACCTTCAGGACAAACATTTACAGATGCAGCCGATGCAGGTGCTGTTGTTTTAGTAACTGCAACAGATGGAAGAATATATTCTTTAAAAGATATATCTGGAACATTAACATTAAAAGGTCAAACAGAAATATCAGGTGAACAACCTACATGTATTGTAGAGTCACAGGGTTTAGTATTTTATGGAACAAAAGAACCACAAACAGGTTCTAAAACTATTGGAAGACTATACCGTGCAACTTTAACAGTTGCTGATGATTTGTATGTATTAGGACAAAATCAATTAATAAAACAATGGGATGAAGATGGTATAGACAATTCACCTAATGCATTGTTCACAACAAGAGATAGTGTATATACAGGTATAAAAGAATCAGGTAGTACAAGTTTCTTGTGGAGATATTATTTGCCAACTGCAGGTATAGCTAGGTATTACAAAGCAAGTGCAGGTGGTGCTATAAACAATATTGTACATGTAGATGAAAAGTTTTTATTTACTGTAAGTTCTGATGGTGTCTATCAACAAACATCTGTCTATGAACAAGAAGGATTTCTTATAGCAGCCCCTGCAGATTTCTTTACAGCAGAAAACAAACAGTTTGTAGAAGCAAGTGTTGAAGTAGAAGAATTATCAGATAGCAACACTGTAGAATTACATTTATCAAATAAATACGAAGCTATTAATGATAGTAATGACAGTACTTGGGATTTAGAAGTAAATGCTCTATCAGGAGTAGGAGAACAAGCAGTACAGCTATCAAGAGTTGCTAGATATGTAGTGACTAAGATTGTTTTAAAATCTGCTAATCAAACTACATCACCTAAATTTAAAGCATTTAGAGTTAGAGCATTAGCAAGACCTGAACTTGTAGTTGTACAAATACCTGTAAATATATCAGATAGAGTAGAAAGACCATACAGAAAACCACTTAGAGTAAAAAACTTAGGTGAAACAATATATCAATCATTGAAAAATAAAGAAGGTAATGCTGTTACTTTAGAGTTATATGACCCTGCAGAAATAGTTAGAGGTGTTGTAGAGAAAATAAGTTACCCAATACAAAGTAATCCTAATGTTGGCAGCGTTACACAATATGCTATACTAACTGTCAGAGGTACAAGACAAGGTACCTTCAGCCAAGTTACATCAGGCGATATACCTGCTGTAAAAGGTTTTGCAATAATGAGATTTGGATAAAAATATAGTATATAATGGAGAAGAATGACAGCACAAGAATCTAACATAGTAAATGCTTTTGAAACTACCTTAGCTGCACAGTTAGCTAGTGGTGGTACATCAATGAATTTAGCTGATGACCCAGGAGTAGATAGCCCTGCATATTTTGTAATAGACCCTGATAATGACAGCAACAGAGAAGTAGTTTTATGGGATTCAGGTACAGACCATACAAACGCATCAATACAAAGAGATTTAGATTTAAAACATGGAACTGACCCAACACACGCATCAGGAACAAAAGTAAGACTTGCAGTAGTTAAACAACATTTTGAAGATGTACATGACAGAATTAATGACATAGCTTTAACAGGTGATATAACTGGAACATTAGCATCAGCAACACAAGATGTAGCTACAACAATAGCTGCAGGTGCAGTAGATTTTGCTATGATTGCAGACACTATTGATGAAGATAACATGGCTTCAGATAGTGCAACTAAACTTCCTACACAACAATCAGTTAAGGCATACGCTGATACTAAAGCAACTACATCAAATAGGTTAGATGAGTTTGCTAATCCAACATCAGGTCTTGACATAAACGACCAAGAAGTTTCTAAAGCATTATTAAAAGATTATGCAGAAACAGATGTAGCTGTAACATCAGCAACAACATTAGCTATAGATTTATCTGCAGGTAACACAGGTTCAGTAACACTTGCACACTCTGTTACAGATATAGACTTTACAAATGTACCTGCAAATGGTACTTCTTCATTTACATTAAAGGTAACGCAAGATGGCACAGGTAGCAGAACTTTAGCTATAAATAAAGTTACTGTAAATGGTGGTTCAGAAGCTGTTGCTTTAACAGCAGGAAATGCAGGTATAACTTTAAGTACTGCAGCTAGTTCAGTTGATTTAGTTACATTCTTATTCTTTGATGCAGGTAATCCTTTAGTTAACGCATTATTAGATTTTAAAAATAGTTAAGGAGTAATATGCCATTAGGTGCTGCAAGATTTGCTCTTCAAAGTGGTGGAAGAAGTTTTAATATAGATTACCTTGTAATAGCAGGTGGAGGTGCAGGTGGCGGTGGTCCAGTTGGAAATGCTTGGGGTGGTGGCGGTGGTGCAGGTGGCTATCGTAACTCATATTCTTCAGAAACATCAGGTGGTGGAGGAAGCGAAACTACTTTAGAAATATCAACAGGTGAAAGTCTTACTTTACAAATTGGTGGTGGTGGTTCAGGAGATACTGGTGGTGGTGACCAAGGTACTGATAGTGTTTTTTATACAATTACATCAGATGGTGGTGGAGGTGGAGGAACTGGTAACGCTTATGGTGAACTTCCAACTACTGGTGGTTCTTCAGGTGGTGCAGGTTCAAGATATCCAAGCCCTTCACAAGGACCTGGTGCAGGTGGTGCAGCAGGTGTAGCTCAAACAGCAGACCCAGTTCAAGGTTATAGAGGTGGTAATGGTATTTGGGTTTCTGATAATGAATTTAAAGGTGCAGGTGGTGGAGGCGGTGGTGCAGGTGCAAATGGTGTCAATGCAGTTTTCGCTTCTAATGGTGGTAATGGTGGCACAGGTTTAGCTTCATCAATTACTGGTTCTAGTGTAACTAGAGGCGGTGGTGGTGGAGGTTCTGCTGAAGGTGGGGCTAGAGGTAATGGTGGTTCAGGTGGTGGAGGAACTGCAGGACGAAATGGTCAAAATGGTTCATCAGCTACAGTTAACACTGGTGGCGGTGGTGGAGGTGGCGGTAGCACAAATAGAGTTGGTGGTAATGGTGGTAGTGGAGTAGTAATACTTCGTTATCCTAACGACTTTACCATTACAGATGATTTATCAAGTTTAACAATGACAACTGCTGCAGATGGTTCAGATAATGTTACAACTATTACTGCAGGTACAGGAACAGTGAGTTTTGCATAATGGCACATTACGCATTTTTAGATGAAAATAATATTGTTACTGGCGTTATTGTTGGTAAAGAAGAAGGTACTGATGGTATAGATTGGGAACAAAAATATGGAGAAATAAAAGGTCAAACTTGTAAAAGAACTTCTTACAACACTAGACATAATGAACATAGTGATGGAGGAACTCCTTTTAGAGGTAACTATGCAGGTATAGGATATACCTATGACAGTTCTAATGATGTATTTATTGCAGCAAAACCTTATGACAGTTGGGTTTTAAATGAAACTATTTGGAGTTGGGAAGCACCAGTTGCTATTCCTGATTTAACTGATGAAGAAATAAGTGCAGGTAAATATTATGAATGGAATGAAGAAACAACTTCTTGGAATTTAGTTACTCCAGCTGATATACCTGAAATTACTGAAGAACAAGTTAATGCAGGAAGTTATTATCAATGGAATGAAGATACAAGTTCCTGGGATTTAATTACACCTTAAAAATTTTATGATATAATCCAATCTATGGATTTTTTATTCGGTTTCATCCTCGGTTATTGTTGTAAAGAAATTGCAGCATATCTTAAAAGATTATCTACACCTACACCAAAAGAGTGGGATAAAGAATGGGATTGGTTGTCACACGAGGACTTACCATAAATGACACACAACAATGGCTACACACAGAAAGAATTACTCAACATGGTCATTGAAAGACTTGACAGACTAGAAGAAAAGCTAGATGCTAAGTTAGATAAAGCAGAGTTTTATAAAGTATTAACGCTACTTGTAGCATTAGGTGGAGTTGTTGCAGCGATTGTAATGTAATGCTGCGAGTTCTCTTCGCAGTTTTTTTACTGCTACCTTTACCTTCTTATGCCAATGAAAACAATACAGAAACTACTACTACAACTATTCCAGGAGAAGTAGAAGAAGTAGAAACCTTTGATGGTTCTGATACAGAGTCTGAACAAACTACTGATATAGAATTACCTGAAGATGAGTTAGATATTTCAGGTAATGAGGTAGAAAATAATATACAGATAGATGATGAGCATAGTAATGGTGATTGGTTTTGTTGTGGTATGACAGATTTTCACATGAACTTACACTATCAACAGCATGGTAATGACAGTAATGATTATACATTTACATTACCTGAAACAACTACAGTAGATGAAGAAGAACTAGAGATAGAGATATACGAAGTAGGATTTAGAATTGGTGCTTTAAACAATGATGGCACTGTGCAATACACACATACAGATGAAACTACGCAGACAAATACATTAGAAGGACAAGATAATAGTAATGTACAGACAATGTATGAAGATGTTGTTTACAATATTTACGATACCTTAGATACTTTTATAAAAAGTTTTACATTAACAATTAATGACTGGTCATTGTTAGATGACATATCTTTTAAATACATTACTCCTACTACTACAACTACAACTTTGCCACCACCTCCACCACCTGAACCTGCACCTGAAGAAATAATTGTAGATATAAAAGTTAAAGGTGTTGATAAAACTTATACACAGGCAGATGTCAATGATGGAACTATAGATAGAGATAAAGAGAGAGTTGCTAACGAAGATAATTTTGGTTGTTATATGACTGATGCACAAATAGAGCGTGGAGATTGTGATATAGTTGAGGAAGATGAAGAACGAGATACCAAAGAAAAGCTTCCTGATGATGATGTTGTGGTACTTGAAGTGGAACTTAAAGATGAAGTGGAAGATATTGAACCTATCAAAGAAGAAGATATTGTTGAAGAGGAAGTTAAGATTGATGTTAAGGAACTTGAAGAAGAGTTTAAGTTTGATGAAGAAGAAATTATATTTGAGGACATCCCTGAAGATATAGTTATTGTTATTGAAGAAGAGGTTGTTGAAGATGAGTTGGATAAAGAGATACCAGGAGATGACATCATCAGAGAAGAAACAGTTCAAGAGGAAGATGTCCAAGACCCAGTTGTACAGGAAGTAGAAGTACCTGAAGAAGTTATTGTTGTTCAGGAAATTACTGAAGAACAAGTAGAAGAAGTACAAGCTGTTGTTAATACTGCTATAGAAAATGTAGAAGAGCTTACTGAAGAACAAGTAGAAGTAGTAGCTGAAGTGTTACAAGTGCCTGCAGAGGATGTAGAGATTATAGCTGAAGCAGTCAAAGAAGATGAGGTTGTTGCTGAAGCTGTAGAAGTGTATGTAGAAAGAGCTGTAGAGAATGCAGATGTAGAGAACTATACACTTGCTGATGTTGTTACAGAGATACAGTTCGAAAACTTTTTAGAAAATCCAATAGAAGTATTAGTAGATTTTGAGGAGATAGACCTTAGAAACATTGGTGATGATATGACATCAGACCAAAAGGAAAAAGCCCAGGAAGTTGTAGTGCCAGTTATTCTGACTAGAATAGCTAGTATGGCAGCTTTTGTATTTAGGAGACAGATATGATAAATAAACTGTGGAAATGGTTTGTTCAAGCAATTAAAGAAACACTTAACCTTAGTTGGACTTTGGTTGGTTTAGTTATTGCAACGCTGACATTAACAGGGTCTGCACAGCAAGTGACAGGCTTGGCAACTGTTATAACTTTATGTATATGGTTATTAACAATCGGATTTAGGAAAGGAGAATAACATGGGAGAATGTTGTGGTGGTGGATGCTGTGGCGGAAAGTAAGTGCTACACTTACACTAATGAAAAAGGAACACACATAAGCGTGTGTCATTGTAAGAATGGAGGAATAGGTGAAACTAACAGTTGTTAGAACACAGTTTGGTACAGATGCTACCAATGGTTTGCTGTTTATCAATGGTGTCTTTGAGTGTTATACGCTAGAGGACCAGTATCAAGCAGTAAAAGTTATGCATGAGACATGCATACCTGAAGGAACATACGATATAAAATTTAGAAAAGAAGGTGGATTTCATAGTAAGTATTCAGCACGATATAAGAATGCACACTATGGTATGTTGCATTTGCAAGATGTACCTAACTTTACTTATATACTTATACATGCTGGCAATACTGATGAACATACATCAGGTTGCTTGATTGTTGGAGAAACACAACAAGATTTAGATATGGGTAAAGATGGTTTCATTGGACACAGTGGAACTGCATATCAAAAATTATATAAAAAAGTAGCAGCTCAATTGTTACAAGGTAAAGATGTAAGTATAGAATACACCACAATAAATCAGCTATTAGAAAAAGAAATAGATAATAAACATACAGACCATACTGTTTTAGCTACCACAGTTTATGATAAATTGCAGGAAATAAATGGAAATGTTTTAACTATAAAATCTAAACTTAGTGGAAGAGTGATAACATAATGTCAGATTTATTCGAAAAGAATAATAGAAGAAGAAACCAAGAGGGTAAGTTCAAGAAGGACTTATGGTGGACTCCTTGGAATGATGCATGGAGTTACAAAAT